TCATCGAATTAGATCCTCCTCCTCTTGGATTTGCTCAACGCTCATTGCGCCAATGCGATTTAGGATTTCATAAACTTGCGCACGCTCTAAAGCAGATCCACGCAAGAAATCATCAATGTCAAATCGAGTTTCAATTCCATTAGGACAGAAATCGGCTTGAGATAATCTTTGTTCAATTGCAGTTAAGATTGGTCGTAATGAAAAATCAATAAGTGCTTTTCTTTCAGCGGTCATGTTTGAATAAGTCATCGATGTAGTTTCAGCAGATACAAAACTTGCCGGAATGCCGCTTGCGCGACTAATTTCCAAAGCCAAATACTGCCTGGCTTCATTTAATTGTAATTTTGCAGGATCAAAACCTAATGCTTGTAATTCAACATCAGCATTTAAAAATGCAGTTGATCTTGTCGATCTTGATAATTTCCAAGATTCTAATAATTTTGTAATTCTCTCAGGAGTAAGGTTTGTGCCATTTGATTTTAATACCATTTGTGGCATTGGCTCTTTAGCATACATTTCTGCTGCTTTTTCTAATTCGGCTGCTGCCTTAATTGTGCGACCTGCACGATTTAAGATTCCCTCATCTAATCCATTAAATACAATTAATGATCCGATGCCAAATGGTGGCACTCGCTTGCCATCAACTGTATAGTATTCAATTTCTGTTGAATTACCATTTAATGAAGCATAAACTCTATGAGGTGCAATTCTTGTCCATGCACGAACTCTTGAAGCATCAGTTGCAGCATAAGAATCCATTACCATTCCGTAAGCAACTCCGTAAAGCAAAAGATCTTCTGCTATCCAAGCATAAATTGCTGATCCAGCAACTCTTGGATCCGGTTGCATAATTACACGATTTGGTCTTACATGTTCATTTGTAAAATGATTGTATTGCTCAAGTGGCAACGAACCGACTGTTGAACAAATTATATTTCTAGCGCGTGCTCCAGATGGAATCGCCATATATTGTTCGCGAGTTGCGGTTGTTGTTCCAAATAAAATTCCGCCAACTAATTGTTGCGCATTGTAAGGAGATAATGCGGCAGCGACATCAACTTGAGAATTTGGTTGATTTGATCTATTGGTAAATCGGTCTAATAATCCCATTAGCACATAATATACCATAATTCCAAATTATCCGACTTGTATGTCAATCTCCGTTTCAACTTGTGTCGCAAAATAACTTGCTAACGCCGAAGCGACCGCTGCACAAACGGCCACTCGACTAGCACGCCTACCGATGATCCATGACCCATCCCCATAGGGCAGTTTCGCAGCGGAAAGCGTTTGTTGGGTCAGTTCATCCTGCCCACCATGTTGTAATCGGTGTGAATTTATTGCGCCCAGCCACCGATCGCAACTTTCAGCGTATATCGCCCCATCCATGTCTGTAATGGGAATTCCAGCAGGAACTAACCGACTTGCGACGGCTTGTGCAGTCCTTTTGGAATAAGCGACAGTCTGAACATTATATTTTCTAACATAAGGTGCAATATCGTTTGCAACTGCTAAATCATTTATTGAATAATCATTTGACCATGTGTGCAACAAAACTAAATTAAACTTTTCTCCAGGTAATTTCTGGGTTGCCACTAATGCAGCAAATTTACGATCCGGCGACAAATCCAAACCGAACCAAGTTGGTTTTTCTGGATCTAAAGGTATTGGATCAGTTTTACACAATTCCCATTTTTGTGCATCAATCGCGGAATTGATTGTATCTACCCATTGACATAAAACTTCTGTTCGCACAATATCTGGCGGATCATTAATTACTGCTCGCAAATTGTCAGGATGTATTAAATGACCTAACGATGGATTGGCTTGAGCAAAAGCACCCCAATTGATGTCGCCTGACGGAAAGGAAATCGGCGCATCCGGTTCGGCGCTCCACTCAAACCAACCTATCGTGTCGCTGGGGTTCGAGCCCGTAGCCAAAGCCCGTTCCCTAAGTTTGTTTAAGATAACAGAATGTTGATCACCAGCATTTGAATAAATCCATACTTGAGGATTTTGTGCCGCCATCATTGTATATCGCATTGATGACCAGGCATCTTCGTCTTTATATTCACGCAACTCATCAAGATGGATTGTAGATGGTTTGGAAATACCACGGGATGCGTTGTTTGCTGCTTTTACCACAAACCGCCGACCGCCTTTAAGTTCCATTTCTTCTGCACCATGCTGCCATCTTATCTTTTTTACCTCGGATGCGAGTTTGTCGTTTTCTTCAATAATAGAAACCATCTGGCGAAATGTTTCAAGTGAGGTGGTAAGTCGGTGCGCTGATGATAGTTGCAGGTTTTCTCCCCACACATACATGCCCGTAAGAATCCGAAGCATCATAAATGTTGATTTTCCATTCTGCCTAGCAATTACGAGGCCGCACTCAGAGTGGTGGTATCGACCATCTGGCTTGACTTTATGACCATGAATCGCTACAAACTTTTGCCAGTCAAGTAAAGGCATGCCTATTTCCTGAGCAAACTCAATCATTTCATGACCTTTGGATGGTAAATCATTCAATGGAGAGTGAATTCGAGGGATCTGCACACCTCCTATTTCTGATTGAGGTTTAATCCCGTCGATCAAATCTTTTTCAAATTTGTTCAAAGCGATCCAGTCTGATCGTGAGCGATCGAGGTATTTTGTGGGTTAGAAAGGGAAAGGGGGGTCGGTGGTGTTCTCTTAGCAGCAAAAAAACGCCCCCCTTTGGCTAAATTACATTTACGGCATGATGCGACTAAATTGTCATCACTATCTAACCCACCTAATCTTCTAGGTATCACATGATCAACTGTATCTGCTTCTTGGCTACAATACTGACAGATGAACTGATCCCTTCTAAGGATTCGCTCCCTAATAGATCTCCATTGTCTTGTTGATCCACTATCTCTTAACGCACTTCTATTCAATACCATCCCTTAATCTTATGGTGTGCTAAAGCATTACATGGATTAGAGTATCGCTTTTTTATATAAGCAATCTGCCAATCAATCTGTTTAAACCCATTAACTGTACTTAACCATTTGCTTCTACCTTGAGGAATACCATAATGACTACCATTCCTTGCTTTTGGATTCCATCTTGATTCTTTGTAATTTAATTCATCTAAACAATAGAAATGATCTAAGTTGTTTAATTGTATGAATGCCCATTGTCTATAATGGTTAGTTCGTGGTTCAGCGGAATGTGCTTTTTCAAAGCCTGAAATGTTGGCTAAACATAGAGCGATCCCAATTAGCGAGCACCTTGCGAACCTCCCCCTTCGGGGTTCGCCTTTTGGCTTTGAGAGCCAATGCTCTTTATAGCGTATCATATGGTTGCAAATCCTTCAGCAAAACCGCAGGTCAGACGGCAAGTCGTAATCCGTATGTCATCAGTATCAATCCATGTTTGATCGTATCCAGCCTGGCTCATATTGACATCCATCCTATGTATCCGGCATCAGGATTATCTAACAACCATTGCTTACGCAATTGATTCTGATAAGCCCAATCTATTTCGTGCTCTCCTTGATCATGAGAATCGCACATGTATGGCACTCCTTATCTGCAAACATCCAAGCACCGCATTTTGTGCAACGCATTACTGGTTCTTGCGTATCGGTTGATTCTGCCTGATTTTTAACGCCCACGCCGCAGCATTTTAAACATTGATATACTCGAAATCCTTCATGCGTGTCGTATCCATCCAGCCAAACAAACTCACTATTAGCCGAACAGAAGTTGCACCTAAACTTAACCATCCTTACCAGCCCATCCAGTTCCCTTAAAGATCGTTGGAATAGCGTTATAAATACGGCGTAAAGGTGCATTGCACACTTGACAATGAGGGATTTTATGATCCATTGGTAGATCCAATATAATCAGCGATCCCTCGCCATCACAAAAGTATTCGTAATTAGGCATGATACGGAATCCGATTGATTGCGTGGCAGTTATAGCATCGAAGTAGATCGCCCTCATGAAGTAATCTATCGTCGTTGCATAAGTCGCAAATGATCGTTGATGGTTCGACCTTAACTCCGTCATCCGTAAATGTTGCAGTTAATCCTGAACCATCAATAATTTGTAATTCACCCATTTATTCACCTCCTTCAAAATACCATTTACCATTAGCGGTAAGTTTTGCCCACTTGGCATCACATTGTTTTGCTTTACAAACATATCCTCGGTATGGTTTTCCGCCCTTACTGATGCCCTCTTTTAGGATATGACCATGTTCGCATGCAGGTGGTTCATTCGGGATTGAAGATCCAATTGCATCTACAACCTCACCAACCGACCAAGCGACCGGTGCAGGTTTATCTGCTTCAAATGAATCCCGTAATATGGTTTCAATTTGTGCTGACTTGGACCCTGGCTTGCCATACATGTTTTGACGACTTTCCAACTTTTCTTTAAATGTCGGTTGAGTATCAACTTTTTTCATGTCGTCTTTGGTTGCGGTTTTGTCAGACCCTTTAAGTAAAATTATTGCCCTACCTAGACTGCTGGTCGCCGTATCCTCAACATAAAATTTCTTCATGTTAGGGATATAAGTTTCCCTGGACCCAAAAGCAATGTTAGAAACTGCTGGTGCAGCATCCTTTGAATCGCGCCAAAGAGTTGCTTGAACTAAAATATATCCTTTTTCAGCATCATGACTGATAACTGATATATCTGATCTACCCATTGGATAGTTGCTAATAAACCATTTGTTTAATGTAGCAACATCTTCATAGTCTTCTAAATTAAATGCCATTACAAATCATCTCCTTTTTTGAAGTCGGGGTCTGTTTCTGCATCGAAAACTGTTTTGTATATTCCGATGTATGCTGCAATATCGACCAAACTGTCGTAATGTCCTGGAGTTTCTTGCAAACGACTAATTTTCTGCAAGATGTTAATGATACAAACATCGTGAGGCATGACGGGGTATTCAAGATACGAACTGACCAACTTTGCGATTCGCTCCATGTTATAAAACGGATGCCCGTATACGACACCTCTTGACTGAATTGTTGTAATGGCTTCATCAAATAACTGCTCAGTTTTTGTCATAGTCAAATACCTCATCTGACTGTGTTTTGATATTGGTCATTCGGCGATGCATATTCCAACCATCAGCCCGACCCTTCCAATAACCATTCTGAAATGCGGTATCTCTGATTTCATAAATGATCCATGCAGCAAATGTAAGACCTACAATGGCCCACATAATTACAAAACCTAAATCTCTTGCTTCTAACCATGCGTTCATTTTGTTGCCATCTCCCTTATTTGTTTTGGCATTGCGACAGGATTTCTGTCATCAATAACTGTATATCGTGCTCCTGACGGATGAATTGATGGCGCAGCAGCCACATAGCCTTTCCATTTGATGTCAATTCCATCATTTAACTTACCTCTGAATACATCAGATTGATTTGCGGTGTAGTAAAGGTGCAAGCCATCACCGGTTTGAACTGTAAATGTTGGCTCAAATTCAGCAAGCAATTGACCGCCATTGCGGTAATCAATATCAAATACAACTAAACCTGATTGATAACAGGCTATACCGATGTTGATGTTTTGATCATAGTCAAACCAAAAATTGATAAGTTTTTGATCTGTCGTTGCTGACAAATAGGCTCTTTGAGCCAAGTCAAAATGTGGATCTTTTTTGCCAGGTAATAAAGGCAAAACAGACCAACCTTGCTCGGCATAATCTAATGCCATTTTACGATTTGCTTGAGATATTAGTTTCATGCGCTGACCTTAATCGCTGACCAACACCATGAACAAAAACCCAATTTTGTTGGTGCTGGATTAGACCAAGTATCAAATTTATGGCATGTGCCACAATATTGAATTGCTGTTATTGATTCGATTTCGTTCATTTTATTGCTCCCTACCAGCAAAACCTTTGTTTGCTGATGGAATAAGTGTGGCACTTGTCAAGCATGCCAACAAATAAAATGTCGGCGTGTTTTATAACGGAATTATAACGATCGCTAAACCTATGGTTGAGGGTTAAACCAGGCCCGAATCCTCAATTCGATCGATATGATCATCAATCGTCCGAGGCTGATAGTCTGTTTCACGCCCCATAAGACTTTCCAAGCGCATTAAACGACCCGTCTTTATTGATTGGGATCATCTGCACGCTCATATTTTTGCCATCCCACTCCATCAATACAATGCCCATTTGCCAGTTAGCCAAGCCTTTTGTATAAGAGGCTTTTGCTCGATTCATAAGGTTGCCCGTTTCAACCCCGTAAAGGGGTCTGTAAGCCCCGTAGAGGCCCTCAGAATAGGCCGACATACCTAGCCTATGGGTATGACCACAAACTACGCTCTTACCGGCCTTTTTGGCAAGATTTAAGGCAGTCTGCCCGGCGTTCGGATTCATGTTGCCTTCATCGCCATGAGCCAAAATCCAACCTTTTTCAAACTCATAAAATGTCTTATGAAAGGTAATGCCCATTGATTCGAAATTCATAAATTTTGCATACTGCAATTCTGGAAGGCTAATCAGCCCCGGTACTTTTAATAAAGTGTTATAAAGGCGATCAGTATGATTACTGCGGATAATATGAGCCTCTCGACTGTGCTCTGTGAGATCCCAAAGGATTTGCTGAGTAGTCGAACGATCACTATCCAAAGTTTGTTGATAAGCCAAAGGTGTTTTTTCAGCCCATCGGCTAATGGTTTGAAAATCGATTTCATCGCCAACGCAAAGAACACTATCGAATCGCTCCCGTCTTGCTAACTTAATTACATTCTTGACTGCTACTTCATGGTGATAGGGAATTTGCAGATCTGAAATCACCAGGTATCGAACCAAGTTTCGCTTAATCGTCATCCTCATCGTCAGTTGGATCTATTGATGGGATTATCCCACCATCGCCCACAATCCAATCAGGGAAAGTCTTATGTTCAGTCATCAGCCAAAAAGCGTGCTCAGGTGTGAATCCTGCCTTTCTGGCTGCTTTATAGCATTCGTGCAGAGCCATGTAATGTTGATCAATCTTTGTTAATGGCTCAGGAGTTTGGCGAACGACTCGACGATTAATCTTTTTGCGTTTGATAGGTTTTCGTGTGTTCGCCATAAGTAAAGGCTACTTCTTTGAACTGATAATTCTTAGCATTTCCTCCTGGCGTGTTTCAATTCTTGCCAAACGATCAGCAAGTGATGCACCACCATTTGGAGTTAATGTCCAAAGCCATCCTTTAATAAGATAACGAAGACCCGTGAAGAAACCGACCAATACGGCGGTTATGCCAGCGGCGAAGCCAGCCCATTCTGCCGGCGTCATTTTTCAGATGATCCGATGCCATATGCTCCCTCTTTTGGATCTAACCACTTAATAACTGGTGCAACAATAGCACCAAGCAATACTGCATATTCCGGCTTAACATCTCCGGCAATAGCCAGGCCAACTGTGATTCCTGATGCGGCAACTGCTCTCAAATATGACTTAATTGCTGCTTTGTGTTTTTTGCTTAGTTTCATCACTTGCCTCCTAGTAGTGGGATGTTAAAAAATTCACCTGTTTGATTTGGTTTGAATGAAATATGGATATGTTTTTGGTGTTGATTAATTCCTCTGTATTTGACAAATTTCCAAAATGATTTACCGGATGCAATTTTGCCAGCATGAATTACATAAGATAAACGCTTATCAGATTTGCCTGCCAATCTAATTTGATCTGCCAAATAGACACTAATTCCGTCTTGGTCAGATAAGCGAGCGTCAATATCAATTGCGCATACTTCTCCCGATTGGCGAGGGTTATGATCTGATTTTCTAGATTGATGACGAAGGTCGCCGATCCAACCATCCAAACGCCTAGATCTCGATGGGAATGAATCATCGATTTGTTCCCTAAGTTGAGCAGCGGCTTTGGATAAATAAGGCTTCATTACAAGCCTAAGGCCGCTTTAAGATCCTCAAGATTTAATCCGACGCTTGCAAGTTTTTCAACAACAGTTGGCTCTGGAACTGGCTTTGGGATATGAGCATCAATTATTTTTTTTGCTTTTGATTCATCCTTGTCAGCAATATCAAGCCATAATCCATCAAGGCCATCATCAAATAAATCAGACAAAGTGTCAGGCAATACAACACCTGCTGCTTTTAATTCTTGGCGCAATTGTTCGCCATTTAATTCTTTTGGTTTATCAAATTTAATCATTTTATGCTCCTAAATATGTTGCTGATAAGAATAAAAAAGCACCTTCAACTGCTAAAGTAGCGGTACTGTCCTGATAAACTACTAATTCAATATAATCAGTTGCAACTAATTCAATAACTTGTGGTAAAGAGAAGCCAACTGCGCCATCTGAACCCCATATATTAAAGGCAACAATATCAGAACCATTTTTTCTGAAATACATTTGACGAGAACCGGTGGTGTTATCTGCCCAATGTCCAGTTGCGGTGAATAGATATTTACCACCTTTACCTGATGGAATTGTTATACGGCTATTGTTTGTTGAATTGTCATGAAAAGTGTTGGTATCAAAATCCTCGGCATCAAAAGTAATAACTGTGGTGGTTGCGTGTGAAATGTTTTGATTTGCCCCACCTGATTTTTTCAAACGACATCCAACAAATGTTGAACCGCTTGCAGGTAAAGCAGCCCATTTAACTCCGTTGGTTGCTGAAGAATCGGCAGTTAAAACATAATCATTTGTTCCAACCGCTAATCTTGCAGGTGTATCAGCAGCAGATCCAACAATCAAATCACCTTTTGCATCAATAATTGCATTTTGGATAGCGTTGCTATCATCTTGCGCAACCCAAGTAAAATCCATATCTGTGTTTGTTGCTTTACTTAATACTTGACCAGTTGTTCCACCTTTAAGATCAACTAATGATGTATCAATTGCGCCAGCAAGTGTTCGAATTGCAGCAGCACCATCTTTAACTAAATCAGTATCGTCTGGGGTTTCCCATCCGAAGTTAGTAGTATTTGCCATTTTTCTCCTATTATCAGGCTACGATTGTAGCGTATTCCCAGGTCAAAGTATTGCTTAAAGTGTTCCAAGCCTCGGTAATTGGGGTAGTATTCCAACGCATTGCCACCTGACTGAAACTGACAGGCGAAAGATTGATCGTTAGGAATAGTTCGTTAAATCTTGTACTCCATTTCCAGCCCTCAACATACCCTTCAAAATCGCCATTGTTTATCTGAAATGGTAGGTCAGTTATGTGAATTGGCTGACCCATAAATATTCCAAGCAGGGCATCTCGATCAGCATTGTCAATTTCTGAATTAGTAATTGGAAAAGTGATGCTATCGAATAATGGGTAAGGAAATGCTCTTAAACTAATATATCTATCAGCAACCTCTTGGGCATCAGTTGCGTCATGAATTACTGATCTAATAGTTTCTGCTTTGTATCCGTATGTTGCAATTGATTCGGCACTTGTTGCTGTTTTTTGTGATCCAAAATTATTTCCATAATTGAGATAAATGTCGTTGCGAATATCTGCTGATTTTACTAATGTGCGAAGTCCGTTAAATAAAGCAGTATTGGCTGAAACTTCCGTATAGCCATTTGTTAAAAGATAAATTTGTCGATGATCAGCATCAGCGTAGCCAATGTTTCCCTGATTATCTTCATGCAAATATCCGAATGCGCTATTTGCAATTAACGATGCAATATTATAAATTGTATCCGGTGATGCTCCACGATTTTCCATTGTGTAAAGCCCCGGTTGATCAATTTCACCTAATCCGATATTTTCTGCATTTGCCCAAGTAATCGCTGGGTTATATCCCGACCATGATGTTGCTGCCGAAACTTCATTCCATGATCCCAATAAGGTTGATGAAAGTAAAGCATAAATTTGATCGCCATCTTCATCTTGAGCAATTGTGCCATTATAAACTTCTTTGGCTAATCTAACTAGCGCACCCATTGCAAGCAATGTATAACTCACAACATTGCCAATATTACCAGCCCTTGACACTTCAACAGTTATATCTGTTATATTGCCGCCAAAAAGATTTACATAAGTTCCTGAACTATTTTTAACTTGTAAAGTCAAGCCATCATTAATTTTGAAAGGTAAAGATTGACCCGACAAAGCAACCAATTGAACTTGTAAGTAAGATGGATTTGGTTGTTCATAAATATCAGTTCGACCTGCTTGATGTGCAATATCGCTTATAGCAATGTTGGTGTAATCAACTCCAGCAACAGTTAATTTCCATTCGGGTTTCCAAACAGTCATTAATCGCCTCTAATGCCATTATTGTAAAGTTGCGGAGTTGATCTGGATGCACTTTCATTTAACACTTTTGCTACGGCCCTAGCAGCACCTTCACTATCAATTGATTGAACAGAAATATTGTATGTGTTTCCACCGGCTTGACCAAAAGGAGTTCCTGTAAAAGTTGATGATTTAGGAACATTGCCGCTCGGAGCAATTTGAGTTAAACCATAAGTTGCAGCACCGGCGGCCAAAGCAGCAGCAGCAGTTCCGACAGATGCACCACCGGTTGCAAAAGCAGTAGCAACGCCGGCAGCAGCGGCGGCATTCCTTAAAGTATTCATTGCGGCAACTATCGTTCCAATAGCGGCAACAAAAGCAGCAATTTTATTAACAACAAAAACAGTTGCTAAGATGCCAGCCAATATTAATAACTCCTCTTTAATGCTTATTAAAAAACCAATTGTAGTTTTTAATTGTTGGCCAAATTCATAAGCACCCCTGGTTGCGTCTGTAATTCCAGCAGCCACACCATTTTGACCAGTTAGTCCAGCGGCTAATGCTTGAACATTTGGAACAACTGTTGCCAATAAATAATCAGCAAATTGTTTCATGATTGGAAGTAAAGCGTTTCCAATTTGTTCCTTTGTTTCACTAAATGCAATTTGTAATTGACGCATTTTGAATTCAGCGTTGGTGGCTTCATTGTCTATAAAACCTTTATAAGTACCTTTGAGCATCTGCATGATTTCTTCATGAGATTTGGTTTTTAGCGTAGCGGCATCAATACCAAGCCCTAGTTTGCCTAAAGCGGCATTTTGACCATCAAAACTCTTTCCTAAAGCATTTGTAATAATTTCAAGTGGCTTGCCAGTAGCAGCCGCAATTTCTTGAGATAAAGATAAAAGATCTTGCGCCTTAGCCACATCATTGGTTGATCTAACTAATCTTGCAAATGCAGGTCTTAAAACATCATCGGTTGTTGCGGTAGCAATAGATTGCTTTGTGATGTAAGTATCAATTGCTGCAATCTGATCTTCAGTTGCCTTAGTGCTTGATCGAATAGTTTGCTCAAGCGATTTGCGAGCCTTTTCGTCATCGGCCGCTGCTTTTGCTGCTGATATTGCAAAGGCACCAACTGCTGCGCCAACGGCCGCAAAAGCCAATGCCGCTTTTTTACCAAAATCAGCAATTTGATCTGCTGATTTATTTACTACTTTATTTGCATCATCTAAACCCTTTTTCAAGCCATCAATATCGGCTGCAAGGGCAAGGGTTAAGGTTCTACTATTACTTGCCATCAGAAAATTCTTTCTTTATATCCATAATAATTTCTTCAAACTGTTTAATTATAGTTGGTTGCAAATGTCTGATTGTTGGATAAATAAACCAACCTCTTGAGCCTGGACCTTTAGGCATTGGGCCAGACCATCTAGGAAATTGCGGATAATTCTTAGATCCAAACTCATGAGCAGCACCAATACCAACACGATTGCCTTTTGTATCGTTTCTGGTATTAAATTGCGTTGTTGCACCACCTGAAAATCTTTGTGATGCAAAACCGAAAGAAACCTCACCAAGTAATGATGATTTTTTTACTTTACCGCCTTGAGCAATTCGATCTGCAACTTTACCTCTAGATGAAGCAATCCGACGGATTTCGCTTAACTCTTTTTGCGCCAATTCGCCAACGCGACGCTTAGTTTCTTCAACTGCTGTTTCGCTCATATTCCGGATAACTTTGGCGAATTGCGCAAGTTCCCTTTTGTCATAGACTATTAGAGGTTCGGTACTAGTTGCCATTCCGTTTCTCCAATATCTCGATCGCTGTTAAAATGTCCTCGGCTTCAACCCATTCACTCATTGGAATTTGTGTGGCAATTGCCAACTCAACCAATAATCTGTTTAGGCTTCCTGCTTTGTGGCTTTTGGGTCAGCATCACCGACAATAACATCGGCTACTGTTTCCATCCATATATCCATTGGTTTGATTGGCTTACTTCCGGCAATTTCACGCTTATGAGCATGATAAGCCAGAAACATAAGATCCCAAACGCCCAACTTTTCGGATGCTTGACCAATGGTGTGTCCTGTCTGCTTTTCCCATTTTGCCCACTCAGGCGGTTGGGCAATATAAGTTGCTTGCTCGCCTGAGTTGTATTCAATTGTGATTGGTAGTTTCATTTTGCTCCCGTTGTTAGATTTTAACTAAATGTTTCTACTACTGCGCCCTTTGATACTGTGAAAGTAAAGGAAACAGTTTGAGCATCAACACCAGATCCACCAGCGGTTGGAAATTCTGGTTTTACTGGGAACACAAATTGCGCTCCTGATGCTGCTGTCAATGTCATACTGATGTCTGTGTCTGGTGCAGTTTCCGCTGCTGTCCATAGAGCCTCGCAAACTGAGTTTGCCTTGCCCCAATCAGCCAACATATCTAATTGGAAAGTTCCGGATACATTAACAGTTTTGTATGCCTCGCCATCCATTGTCTGATAGACCTGTCGGTCATTTACTTTGGTCAATACTGCGTTGGTGGCTTGTGCCTGAATATCTGTTCCACCTGTGAAAGATAAACCAACATCACGACCGGTTATTACTGTGGTTGCCATGTTTTCTCCTTATGCTGTTTGTGTGTAATAGGTAGATACTCGAATGTCAGAAATCAGCAGAGTGCTAGCCCCAACTTGACTGACTGTCGGTCTTTCAACCGAACTCACAATATATCCAACCGGAATAACTGCGAGAACGCTCATGATTAATTGCTCGATATTATCGAGTGATGCAGGATTGCTATTGTATGCAACTGCAACTGAGATTGTAAAATTAATTTTAGTGTGAATCGTAGATTTGTTAATGGTTTCTAATTCAAGATACGGAGAATCTGGAACTATGACGACGGCAGGGGGATAAACCGATTCTGGAACTGAATTATAAACATTGCTTGCAACAGTTGCTAATGCGGTTGCAAGTGGTGTTCGAATTGATGAAAGAATAGTGCTTGGCATTATTGAGCCATACTTTCCACATCAATATATGGGCCTAATAATCCTACGCATCGATTAAAAAGAGATCTTCCCATTCTAAAAGGAGTTGCTGTGAAATCTACTCCTTCGATTTGTCCCCCGGCTGCAATTCTTGATTGGAAGATTTCGACTGAAACGGCAAAGATTGCTGACCGAACAGGTTGGACTCCAACATAAGTTGATGCGCCAGAAAGGGTAGCAGTTCCGGATGGGATGACATTAGCCTCGAGTATATCGGCATTAGTGATCGATGCTGAAAAGGTATATTGTCCAAGATTATCTGCCAAGACTGTTCGTGTTCCGTTGTAAGGTGATCCGCATCCTGCGATGACAACTGATTGTCCTTCGGTAAATTCATGAATTCCTAGTGTAGTAAAGGTTGCGACATTATCCGTTAATGAAGTGGCTTGAATTGGGCTTTTAAATGTAGTAAGCATTGGAAGGATCACGCCCTCAGCCGAATCTATTATACCTTCCAAATATGCGTCATTATACAAGGAAGATGACACGCCAATTATTGCTCTCAACTCACTTGCTGAAATAATACTTGGCATGCCATCTCCTTACTCCCATTAATGGATGCCTGGGATCGGGAGCAACCCCAGGCACTCAGTTAAATTACGCTACGAACAATGAACGGAATGCTGTTGGGTAGCGATTAACTACACAAACATATCCGTAAAGTCCGATTTCAATGCGGCCGTTAGCAACCACATTTGCACGAAGTTCAATTGTTCCACTTTCATGGAAACGCATTGCCTGTGCTGGATAAACCAATGCAGCCTTATCGCCAACATTGTTTCCTGTGTAGTTAGGATCAACTACTAGATCAAGTCCTGCAACTGTTCCGTTAGTGCTGCCCTGTGTAATTAAACCACCGGCATTTTGAGAAACGGCTGCTGCAAATAGTGGGCGAGATGAACCATCAACAGCACCAAGTAAGTTGGCAAAATCGATGTTTGTATATCCACCTGAAGGTGCAACCATCAAGCGGTTTGGTGTAAAGCGCATTACGCCATAAGAATCTGCAATTCCATCAGCAATAGCCTTGTAAATTGAAGTTCCTGATGATGCCCCGGCTCCATCGGCTGCAATTGTTGCTGCATAAGCATCTGTTTTTTGTGCATAGGATGCAGCCAACTCACGCACTAACAAATCTGCGAAACTTGGATCTGATCTATCAAATAACTCAACATTTACAATGTTTGCTCCAGCAAATTTAACAATGTTGTCCTCTTGGAATGTAACAGTTGTATCTGTTGATGAAAACTCAACACCTTCAGCAGTTTGAGCAACTGTTGCTTGTGTTCCTAGTTTTGGAGTGAAAACTTTCATTCCTGAAGCAGGAAGCGGTGCACGCTCTATGCTGTTAATGAACGGGCGTGAATTATCAATTACGCCAATAACATCACGAAGGTAATTTGGTGGAACTGTACCTGTGTTTTCTGAAACTGTTGCAATTTGTAGTGCTGCAACTAAATCACGAGCATCGGTATCGCCTTGAATAGCACGAACCTGTGCGTTGATATATTGTCCTGCTGTAACATTTGTATCAACACGAGGCTTTGTGTAAGCCATGTATTGAGCAGTTACAACTGGAGCCTGTGCTGCTTCTACCGCTTCGGTTGCGATAGGAGCCTCAGAAGTAATTTCTGACACTTTGTTCTCCTCTTTGGTTGTTTCCTCAGCGGTTGCTTCGGAATTCTCTGTGTTTTCGCTTGCTGCAACCTCAGCCACTCTTGCGCTGTCAATTGCTGGATCAGTTACTAAACTGACCTCTTGAAGTGTGCTTGATTTAATTCTTAGCACGCCTTCCTCATTTTTCCATTCGTTGATTTTTACACCAACACTAAATCCATCACGAAGGCCTGTGGCTGCTTCCTCAAGTGCATCATCTGCACGAAATGTCTTAGCCAAACGAAATGTTGCTTCCAAGCCTGTATCTGTGGCAGTGATATCAATTAACTTGCCCAATGGCTTTGTTGTTTGGTGCTCAAGTAATAATTTGACAGGCTTTGAAAAGTCGATGCTGTCTTTTTCAAAAACAGTTAATCCTGCGCTAGTTGAGCCTTGCTCATCCCATGTAACAATCTTTCCTGAGATTGTGCGCTTGTTTGTATCGGCTGCGGTTATTTCAATTGGGAAACTAATTTTCATCGAATTAGATCCTCCTCCTCTTGGATTTGCTCAACGCTCATTGCGCCAATGCGATTTAGGATTTCATAAACTTGCGCACGCTCTAAAGCAGATCCACGCAAGAAATCATCAATGTCAAATCGA